GCTTGTACTGAGCTAAACCCGCCCGACTCGCCCAAGAAATGACCAGCCATAGAGCCTACTGTAATTCCATTAGGGTTAGCTTCTGCGAACTGGCTCATACTCATAGAGCTGGTAACACCTAGAGTTAATTGGCCATGTATATAGCAGTTTTCCTCTAAGTCTGCCGAGTTGCGATAGTGACCGATATTTACATTAGCAATATCAGCCAGTGGCGGTACATCTACCGAGGCATCGTTATTCTCACTACCAACTATAAATAAAGGGATAAACTCAAAATTAGTACCGTCTGCGCGTTTAGGGAAAAACTCCTCTCCGTATGGTACATCGTCTCTATACACTTGCTGAGAGTAGATACCATCTCGCAATCTTAGCACTCGGTACTGCTTCTTAACCTCGTAGGTAAACTCATCTTCGTCTGCATCGTATAGCTCACATAGTACAGCCAGCGTAAGTAACTTACGGCCAGCAACTACTGATACATTCCAGTTGATAAAGTTTTCAGCGGTATAGCGGTTGATAGATGCTTGCGGTTGTATCTGCTGCACTTGCTCTAGGGTTAATCCCTGCTCTAATTGCGGGAAGTCAACCAGCATAGCGTGCCGCCCCTTAGCAATTACCTCACCACATATATCTTTAGCCAAGCTATTTAGCGACTCACCAGCACCGTCAGCATTCTCTAGCAGATAATCTAGCTGGTCAGGTATCTCAATCTCAGGCTCTTTTCTAAATATAGCACCCGCTAAACCCTCTTTCGTGCGGCCTGTAAAGTTTACAAATACAGCTCGGCTAATATAGCTAAGGTATCTAGGCTCGTTTACGCCTACACCCTCCATCGGTCGCAAATAGGTTGAGGTTGCATCTTTAATTGCTCTCTGCCCCTCACAGCAATCAGTTACCTTTTTCCATTCGCCAAGGTATGTATCGAACTCTGGATTCTGCTGGTCTACGCTCATAATTTACATCACAAATTTAAACGGCACCGCCGTCATTGGTTTATTAATCGGCAATTCATAAGCAATTAGATAAGTCGCCGCATCTATTAAATGGTCTAGCCCGCTAGATTTATCGGGTACTCCGTTGGTATCATAGCTTAATTGTTCTAGATTGCCAGTTAGCTCTTGACATTTATGGCAGTTTACCATAACCGTAAGTGATTCGTATGCAGCATTAGCCGCCATTACCCTATCTTTTATCAGTGGATTCTTCTTTTTAGCCCTTACTTCAAAGCCCGCAGCCTCTAATAAAGATATATCCGACACGCTTGCATCTACAGTCTTACGGCTACCGCCTGACGCATCTGGATAGACTGCCACTGAATGCTCAGGGTACTTCTGCTCTATAGCCACAATCATTGCTGGTGTATCATATATACCACAAAGCTCATCGACTGCTATGTACACATTCCCTCGTTTAACGTACACGACAGCACTCATATTCGTTACGTTAAAGTCCATACCGATTAGTAAGGTATCATAATCAGCTACTGACTCATCACTGTGGTTCTTAGCTCTATCAAAGCCAGTGTATACAGTGCCTTGAGTAAGGTTAACGAACTCGCCTCGCGTATATGCCGATAGTAACTGCGCTGGGTATATATCTTTTAGGTTATCAAGGTAATCTTCTGGCAGGTGAGGGTTAGATGCAGTCGGTGCTTGAATTATCTCATAGCCTTTCTTTGGCTCTTTTTTCCACGTTTTATATACAAACTTAAAGCCCTCTGGGGTCGTTGTTACCCCTATAGTATTAGGCTCACCATTAGGCTTTAACTGCCTGTTACGAGCCATGATTGCCCTAAATGCGGCTGCTGCATCTACTTCCTTTAGCGTATCTAGCTCATCAATATCTGCATCGGCGTGCTCATAACCTATAATTCGGTTAATGTTATCCATTGATCTAAAGATAATCTTACCGTACCTGCCGAGGTCAATGCAGTTTATTGGCGATTTCTGTAGCGTGTAAGGTATCTGTAAGGCCGTCAGAACAGCTTCAAACCTTGGCCATGCAATCATCCGTATTAAGTCGTAAGTAGGCTCATAAAAGCCTCTGTTAGTCTCAGGGTTGTTTAGTTTGCCAATGATAGAGCGTTGAACAGCCGCCTCAGTCTTACCAGCGCCGAAGCCCGCCACAAGAGCAGGGAATTTAGCCGTTGAGGTTATATATTTAAACTGTGGGCTTGTAGGAGTTAGTCTAGCCATTAAATAGCGTCAGGGTTTACGATCTCGATAGAGATTTTATCGCCATGATTGTACTGGTCTATCTCTTGCTTGTCAGTCTGGCTTAATAACTGTTTACCTAACCATATCGCCATAGTTGGGTTCCCGCTCTCTACCAGTTTAAGTTGAGCACGCCGTAATGATAGCTTTCCATGTGCCTTTCCTCTATCTACCGCTGCTGCAAAGTCAGGCTCCTCTGCATACCTTCGTTGTACGGTTTTTGTGCTTACGTTAAAATATGCCGCAATCTCTTCATGCGTACAGTTTAACCTGCATAGCTTTTCTAAATCTTCTAAGTTAATTTCTATTTGCTCTCGCATATGTATCTCTTTTAATGGTAGACAATTTCAAATAATTACTCTTTATCAATGAAGCCTTTTAATGCGTAAAATACTAAACTATTACGATATCCGCCCTCGTGAGTGGCTTTTATCGGCGTGACTGCATGCATATTACGCCAAGCAGGATATAGCAACAAACTACCAGTAGGCATCTCAAAGCAGGCGTCATAATCAGGAACGTATAAACAGCCACCAGTTGAGTTTTTCCTGTGCGTATAAATGGCATTCAATGTTTTCTGCACATTAGCCCGATCTTGATGGAATGGTGCTGCTATATTGAAATTACTAATACTGCTCGTAAATAAATTGCCGAACCTGTAATCATCATCAACTCCTGATACCGCTTTAACATGGTCGGCGTGTAATTCAGGCGCAAAATCAGATAACAGTGTGTCTATACCCTTGGAAGCTCGCAACATACACTTAATGAACACGCTAGCCGATGCAACGGCATGCACACTACTTCTGTTGTGGTAATCTCTTCTCATGTGTGGCTTTTTAGGTATTGAGCCTATTATAGTGCTTTGCTGAACAGTCCCTAGCTTTTTCGCCTCAGCTCTTGTAATCCCTAGCTTTCTTTGCATAGACATTACATCAGACCTTTCTAGCTCGGTTTTTGGCACCCTTTCCGATAAAAACTCATTGTTTGCGACAGCCATCAACTGCTTGATAGAAGAGTATTTTTCAGGCAGCTCCTTTAAATATAAACCTACCAATTCATCACCATCGTATAAGTAGCATGAATCCTTAATGTTTGGCTCTATATACTCACAGGTCGCCCCTCTCTTTCTTTCATGCGCCACCTTTTTCATCTGCAGTTTAATCATTAATCACTTTCTCCTTTTTTTTCCATTCAATTAACTGCTTTGGGCTGTGGAACCGTATCTGTATTTCTGCTTTAGGGTGGCAACCTTTCTTTGCTTTATATCGAAACAAGTTGGGGTACTTTTTCATCAAGTATTTGCAGTCTTTTACCTTTCTAGGAACTCGCATCTCATAAGTCCCTATACCTCCCGCTTCATAATGCCCCGCGACTGGCTTTATCCATGCATTAATGAGAACGCAATTATTTTTTACCAGCTGAGAGGCGCAATAGCCAAAATCTTCCATAGCTTCAAGCTCAGGGTCGTATTTCAAGCCTTGGTACTTTACTGCACAGGCCTTGCTTATTACGTAGCCGACAGGCTTATATTTCTTACTGTTGAAAAAATAGTTATCGACGGTGGCATACCCTATATACTCAGCATGAATGCTATCAGCAACAACTATATCTTTTTCTAATAATTCTAAATATTCAGCTGCACTGAAACTCTGACTAAAATCCGCCTGACTGATATCAGGTGATTCAACATTGAGCTTTCTTTTACTGTAGTGTTTATCAACGACTCTTTTCATGCCTCTAATATTATCGTCAAGTGATATATACCACTCACCTTTAACTGCTAAATTATTAACTATCCAATTCCTTTGGCTCGTAACACCGAAAGGCGCACCAGTGACTATTATATCCTCATCCCTAACCAATCCTGCTTCAAGGTATTCCGACCTACATTCCTGACTATGCAGTAAGACCTTGTAAGGGATTCCGCTTTTATCTAGCCAAGCGGTAGTCTTGATAGAGTTAGCCCTGTTATAGCTCGGCACATAGATAGGTATCATGATTCAGAACTCAGCGCATTCAACAAAGCGCCACCTATATAAACTCCACTCTCCCTTGCCTCTTTAATCATTTGCTGCGCTATTTGATAGTCGTCAGGCTCGAACTCTATCTGTATTGCTTTTTTCACATCGCTAGACATCTCTTCTGCCTCTGCGTCTGCATCATCTAAATCGTCTAGAATTGAATAATCAACTTCTTCTGAGAAATCTGGCAGTACGTCCCAACCTAACAAGTCTGTGTCAAAATCTAAATCTTTCAAAGTTTCTATCTCAACTTTCAACAGCGCATCGTCCCAACCTGAGTTAAGTGCCAGCTTATTATCAGCTATAACATAAGCCTTAGCTTGCGCCTCACTTAATCCTACCAGCCTTATAGTTGGAACGCTTTCCATGTCTAGCAACTGAGCAGCTAATAAGCGACCATGACCAGCTATGATTCCGTCTTTTTCATCAATTAAAATCGGGTTGGTGAAGCCAAACTCTTTGATACTTGAGGCTACCTGCTTTACCTGCTCCGCGCTATGAGTGCGCGAGTTGTTAACATAAGGTATTAGCTTTGCCGTTTCTTTATACTCTATCTGTAGGTGCATATCTCTCCCAAAATTCCTGTTCTGTTGTGTGATCTAAGTAATCTAACTCTTCGTCAGATAATTCTAGTAAATCCTTAACTGCTTTGAATATCTCGAACGCTTCTGTAGTTATCATCTGCTAACAAATCCTTAATAATTGTTTTAATTGCTGGATGTAACCTTTTAGGTGCGTATAAGCCCCGTAACTCAGCTAAACCCTTAGCTTTCTGCCTCGCTCTGAACTCGGCCACTCTATCTTTTTTCATTGCCCAACCCTGTTTAAATGCTCTTTAATTTGCTGATTCCAGTCTTTAAGCATAGCCCTATAATCTGCGATGTAATACTTCCTGAGATTCTTTTTCTTAGCGTGCATATCGTCAACGTAATCGCGGCCATACATATCTATCATGTATAACGTGTAACGCTGCGCTGCGTCCCCATGCTTCATACCAAAACCATTACAGCCTTTACACTGTGGATGTATATTCTCTTCTTCAAGCGCCCAATAGCTGCTGGCACCTTTAGGTATGTAGTGACCGCCATCCATAGATTTAAAGTGATCGGTTTTACCGCAAGTAACGCAAGAAGCATAACCGTTATCATCTGACGCTTTTAGCCTAGTTAGCTTTTGTAAAGCCTCTAAGCATAAAGCCCGTGGAGATTTCTTAGCCATTTAAACCTCAGTCTGACTCATAAAATTCTTTTCATAGTCACCGCTAGACTCTAGTATTAGCTCATCCCTACTTGCCGCGTAAGTCTGTAGCCATACCATAAAATTAAACATCTCACCTTTAGGCCACTTCCTACTACTAGCTAAACCCATGCTAGTCTCTTTAGTAATTAGATCGACCTTTTCCTCTAATATCCATCGCGCCTGCGTCTCAGCATAATACCTACGCTTTGCAGTCATTTTCATATAACCAACTTCTTTTTCAGATATAGTCTCAAGTGGCTTTAACAATAACTTGGCGGCATATGCTCTTAGCCAGACGTGCAGTAAAGCATTTTGAGATAAGGTGCGCTTGCTAAGCCCTTTAAACGACATTCCAAAAGACTCACCCGCATCTATCCTATCAAATAATGCTTTCTTTGATTCAACTACTGACCTAGCATCGCTAGGAACTACAATATAATCAGCCATTCTTTTTCCCTTTTTGTAATTTCTTCTTATACATCCTGCCGTTTAGCTTTCTAAAAAGGTATTTGCCAACATAAAGATCATGGCATACATTCTTTTTGTTATCGCCTAGCGTACACCAGTCAGTCTCTTTAAATCCCATTTGTAGGGCGTACATGACTAGAGTGCCAAACTGGTCAAGCCTATCGATGCCCCTAACATTATTCCGTAACTCTACTAGCATCATTTTCCTACCGAACGGCTGAGTCTGGAATTTCCAAGGGTCAAATTCGAAGCCAGTAGCCAATCCATCCATTTTGATATGGAAGCTATCTATATGCCCAGACTCGTTTGTTATTGCTCTAGCCGTTACCATTACCTACTCCTAAAACGGTATATCGTCATGAAAGTCAGGAACCTCATTAGCTGGTGGTGCTTGGTCGCCAGTTGCTTGAGCGTATTGCTGAGGAGTTGCTTGGGGCTGATATTGCGCCTGCGGAGTTGCTTGGGGCTGATATTGTTGTGCTTGCTGCTTAACTTCATCGACTGGTTTAAAGCTAAACTTTACACTTGGCGCTTTAGGATTACCATTCGGGTCACGTTTCCAGCCTGATACGTAATACTCTACACCGCCTACCATAGCTCGCCCAGTAAAATGCGGGTGCTTATCAGAGGCTCTTTCTTTAGCTGGCCATAAAGCGCCTTTATTATTATCGTCATATTGTTGCATGTTAATCTCTCTTTTTAAGTTAGTTTAGGTGCTGGTTAATAGCCTAGACTGACCAGCGGCAGCGCAAAGGACGCGGCTACTTACGTTTTTTAGTTGCTGTTAAAGGTTTATCTTGATCTGGTATAAACCACTGAGCGACTTTTACCTTTACATCCCATCGGTTATGAATTCCAACCATTCTAGTAACTATGGGAACACCTGCCGCCCTTAGCTCTGAGATTCTTGCTGTAGGATTCATAATGCCGAACTCTCTCAAGCAATCCATTCTAGTTAATAACCTGCCATCCTCTAACGCTTTTTGCATCATACCGCGCTGTGATAGCTTTTCTTGACCAGCCCAAAACTGGTCAGCTTCTTCATTTATTTTCTTTAGCTCTGCAAACATATGTGAAGCCCCCTCTTTATTTATTTTCTCTAGTTCTGCAAACATTAGTGTAAATCCTTTTTTATTTTTACTTCTTTTTGTTTAGCGACATTAACGATAGATAAAGAAACCTCTGCTAGAACCCTATGAAAAGCCATTAACTCTACCGCTGAACCCATCTCGTAAAGCGTAGAGACTCCATCGACCATAACTGAGAGAACGAAAAAATCTTCATCCTCTATTTTTATGATTTTCATCTCTATCGGGCTTTCCATCTTTGACCTCCTCTTTTTTCTTTTCTTTCTTACCGAAAATAGAATCAAAGTTATCGTTAAACTTTTCTCGATCATAAGGGCGCTGATCAATACCCTTAGTCCCCATTACCAATTTACTCC